TTAAAAGCTAGACTCTTGAAGATACCTCATCAATATCATGGCATCATTGAATTTAGTTTCTTTGTTGCAGTTGGAATAACAGCAGGTTCTTTAGGGTTGATCTAATAGGTTGACACACCGTTGACAATCTGATATAATAAGGGGGTCTTACGACCCTCTTTTTTTATACATAGAATTAAAACGGTATGGATATTACAATTTACACGACAGAAGGATGTGGTTGGTGTGGACAGTTGAAAGAACTCTGTCGTAGAGCAAATGTTGAATACACAGAGGTGCTTTGGTCAGATCTGGATGGGGATGAGCAAACTGCTTTCATGAGTGAATGGCAAGGAGAATTTGAAGGTAAATTTCCAGCAGCAGTTATTGATGGGGTATTTTATTCTGGACTCATACCTGTTGCGAAAAAATTTATGGCAGATGGATTGGTATCTGCACCAAAGAGATGAAAGAACTTAAAATAAATAAAGGCATAGAGCTCATGCTCAGGAGGGCAAAACCGAAGGAACAGAAATCTCAGAAAGGTTTACACATTAATAGGGTGTTCTCCCTCCTCAAACGCAAAGTATACTTCAACTTTGAATTAAGGTGGGACAAAGAAACATAAGTTCTACGGAGTTGATCAATGACTGAAACTGTACTCATCTACATCTCGGCAACAGCATCATTTTTATTTTTGGCAATCGGGGTACTAGCAGGATGGACTGCTAATGAAGTGAAACACGATATGTTATATGCCAAAGAAGCAGAGAATGAAACTTTCCACCCTGAGATGTTTAACTCACATGGTCAATGGATTAACGAGGAACTTCTCTCAGTTCGCTTCTTAAATGAGGATGAAATTGAAGAGGAATAAATATACTTACGACATCAATTAGGTTATGCAATTATTATTAAATGAAGTGTTGCAAAAAGTTAGCAACGCTAAAACTAAAGCACAAAAGATTAAACTTTTACAAGATTATAATACTCCAGCACTCAGGCAAATTCTGATTGCTAATTTTGATGAGAGTGTAATCTCTATGTTGCCTGAAGGTGAAGTGCCATACAAAAAGAATGATGCACCAGAAGATACAGAGCATACGAAACTTGCACATGAGTATCGTAAGCTTTATCTCTTCTTTAAAGGTGGAGCAAACGTTTCTCAAACCAGACGTGAAACTCTTTTCATTCAACTTCTAGAAGGACTACATCATAAAGAAGCAGATGTTCTAATTCTTATGAAGGATAAGAAGATTGGTAAACGCTGGAAGATTACTAGACAGTGTGTCGAAGAATCGTTCCCGCAAATTCAGTGGGGCAATAGGTCATAATGGGAAAAGGATGTCATATTATTCACAAAGAATGTGATCCAACCCTTGCTCAAGATAAATCTCTACCATACAATGCCTTTCTTATAGAATATCTAGAGAAAGATATTACTAAATTTGATATTGCTAATGGCGATGGTCAGGTAGATATTTTTGATGACTATTGGGATAAATATAAAAGCAATTTGAAAAACATGACACAGACAGAGGGTAGAGCCAACCCAAAGATGTGGAAAAAAGATCCAAGTAAACCTATCCCACCTAAGAAACCTAATAAGAACATAAAGAAATGAGTGCAGATCATATAGGAAACTGGGCAATCTTTTATCGCAAGATTTCCGAACCAACTAACTGGCACACAATGAAATTGTGGAGAAGTGATGGAGTTTTAGTGTCTGCAAAAACTTATGATGATGTCTATAAGTTTACAAGATACAGAGAAGCATGGGAATTTGCTAAGAATTTAATCACAGAAGAACCAGAACCAAAATATGATGCACAGGTCAAGCGTGTTTGTCGTAGGAGAGGAACTGGATTTTACCTAGCAGGTAATTAAAACGGTATAAAGAAATACAATAAGCTTGACTAAATAGTATGGGTATGCTAACATACCTATACGTTCATCCCAGAAGGGACGCAAGTAAGCCCGACACGGAACGGAATCGTTCATCCCCATGGAATTAGTTCTTGCTACTCTTTTAAGTTGTGAGTATGCTACAGGTCTGGTCAACCAGATTCACAGGCAGCATACTAACACTCCTAAATCTGAACTCATTCAGATTGTGGAAGAGAGTACCGAGAAAGGATGCTTTGAGGACGCAAATGTGGACTGAAGGAACGGGGTCTAATCCACCCTACCTAAGGTAAAACAAATGACACAAGTCACTTACAGAGGCGTCAAGTACGACGCTGACCAGTACAACGCAGCAGTGATTGAAGAATCACAAAAGCGTAACAGACACGATCTAATGTATCGTGGGATCAAAGTTCAACGTAAGTTCGCTTCCAAGAGCTAGATCAATAGTAAATTTAAAGCAGGGTTCTCCCTGCTTTTTAGTGGGTAGAAATACGTAGGCAATAATATTCATTTCAATATTCATTTAACAAGGCATTGTAAAAATAAATAGTGGTAGAATTAGAGAGGTGTACAATGACCCCTTCCCACCCTTGTTATGTGACTGATGTTAAGGAGGCAATCTATGCACAATGTTCTATCACGCTCTCAATTAAATGAGTGGCGTCATCAAGAAGATCAAAAACTCAACGATTATTATGAATGTATAATTGAAACATCCCAAATGAACAACCATGAGGGTAAGAAAATATGCAAACAAATTCTTAAATAAATCTAGAGGGGTTGCGACCCCTCTTTTTTTATGGTATAATATACTCATCTGTAACCTAAATATGGTAGAGACAAACAAAGATGGACACTCAGACTGATTTACAATACACTGACGAACAACTTAAGTTGAGGGAGGATTGTCTAAAGATTCTTCTTAATAAATTTGGTGGTAGTTGTGATAGTCAGTCCAAAATATACGCTTGTGCCGACGAGTGGTTATCTAAAGGGCACAAGATATCTAATGGCTTAGTTGCCTATTACAAGACCTACTATGAGACTAAAAGACCAAATCAAATTAATCAAGACAGCACTTAAAAAACATGAATTGTATTCTGATGTAGAGATATACTATATGAAGAAACAATTGAATGAAACAAAAGAACTACTTAAACAAAAGAAACTAAGGAGAAAAAAAGGATTTAGTAATGAACTCAGTGAAATTATTAACAGTAACTCCAGAAGCGGAGAAGACAATGGGTTACGTGGCGAGAGTCAGTAATCCAAACAACCAAGATAATCCTAAGGTTGCAGGTCTATTAAAATATTGTATCAAGCACAACCATTGGTCTGTATTTGAACAGGCACACATGACTGTGGAGATTGAAACTACACGTGGTCTTGCTGCTCAGATACTGAGACACAGATCATTCACATACCAAGAGTTCTCTCAACGGTATGCTGACAGTAGTTTGTTGGGTGACAAGATTCCTTTACCTCATCTTAGAAAACAAGATACAAAGAATAGACAGAACTCTACTGATGATCTAGATGAATTTCTAGTTCAAGATTATGAATTAGAAATGGAAAAATTATTTGATTCATCAATGAAGTTATATCAAAGTATGTTAAAGTCAGGTGTTGCTAAAGAGTGTGCTCGGTTTGTACTACCTCTTGCTACACCAACACGTTTGTATATGACTGGTAGTGTACGTTCATGGATCCACTACATAGATCTACGTTCTGCTAATGGTACACAGAAAGAACATATGGACATAGCTAATGCAGTTCGTGATGTGTTCGTTGAACAATTTCCTATTTGTGCTGAAGCACTGGAGTGGAATTAATGACTGAACCATATGATTTTAATACTGGTGTCCATACTAATGTACAGATCACAATTGATCTTAATGAATTGGTATGGGCAAGAGGTGAGCATCTCAAGCAAGAGATGTCTGTTAACCAAGCAGAGTTCTTAGCAGATACACTGCGTAGGACCTTGACTTGGGACACCATGTATGGTATGATTGATCAGGCTATACTAGAGTTCTTTGAAAATCATGAGCACCCTGAGATTTGGGATCCTCACTACGGTGAGATTCAACCTGAACCTGGTCGTGAGGATGAGTTAAATAAACTAGAGAAGGCAGCAAAGGAACGTGAGAAAGCAAAGAAACAATTTGAAATGGTTGATTTAGTATCACCATCATGGACAATACAAGTACCTATGAGGAAAAAGTAATGCCAACATATCCTGTAAAAAATTTAAAAACTGAAGAGAAGAAAGAACTTCGCATGACCATGAAAGAATATGATCAGTGGAGAAAAGACAATCCTGATTGGGATAAAGATTGGCAAGCAGGTTGTGCTTCTGCTGGTGAAGTAGGAGAGTGGCGAGACAAGATGTCATCCTCACATCCTGGTTGGGCAGACATTATGAAGAATAAAGTTCTTCCCAAAGCAGAATACGTAGGTAACAAAACTATTACTGAAAAATACAGGTACTAATATGCCAAGAAAAGCGAAGACAACTAAGTCACCTGGTCAAGGTATGACTTCTAAACAAAAGAAGAGACGTAAGCCTATAGGTGGAGAGCATATGCTTCCCATTGAACCTATCACTGATAATCAAAAGATTTTCTTTGATCAATGG